TCCTCACCGCGCCTCAAGCAAAGACGCCTGTGAGCCATCGCCAAACAACCTTCGACGGTACAGAATTTCTAGTGACACTCGACTCCGTGCCTATCTATATCCTTCCAAAACACGTTGTTGTCGGCGAAAAGCCATACCTTATCGAGTCTGATTCAACTTTTGTCGATGGAACGGTACGTTACAACTGCGGGGCTGTTTTCTTTCTGTTCAGTTTTGATGTTAAATTCTTTGAACCTAAAGTTAGGTTTGTGGAAGGTAGGAGGTCTGTGCTTTATGAGGACTTTCGGTAGGATAGCCGCTTCGCGGAACTATCTCGTGACGGAAAATAATTACGAATTTTCTTGACTTTGCCTATTTCGATGTTGTATTATTGCAGTAATTCTAGGCAAAAGAATTAGTGGTAATATCAACAGACATATTTTTCAATGGGTTTCGGGCGGTCGTTGCTGCTGTCATTAATTCTTGCCTAGGATTTATCTTAACGGTAACTTCTTGCCCAAAGCCATTGAAACTTTATGGACTATAAAGAACAAAAACTTAAGGAGTGGGGCGAAATCATGGAGGAACTCGGATGCGAGTTTAGCTTTGATATTCGCATGATTAACAGAACTCAGTTTCGCCTTTTAAAAGAGGATAAAACCATCGACATTTATCCTTTGGGCGAACGGTTTTCACGCATACCTCAGAATGTTTGGGGCGACATCACGGATTTACGTCAATTTTTAACTGATAATTTTAAGTAATATGACAGTTTCATTTGAAGAAATAGACAACAAAGACAGGGTTATTAAACTAAGTCTTAACTGCAACATTTTAACAATCAGTTCGCTTTCCGCTGAATTTCCAAAAGGCCAAGTATTTCATCAGGCAGATGTAGATGAAATGATCCCGTTATTTAAACGAGCCGTGGAAGAAATGGAAAGGTATAAAAAAGAAAATCCTGAATATTGAGTGAAGCAAGATGTAAATTACATATCTCAACACAAGGCAGCTTTTGAAAAAATGGCCGACGGAAAATTTACGTCTACTCACATTGCCCTTTACAACGCCTTATTCCTTTTTTGGAATCAGAGTGGGTTTGAAACCGAGTTTTCAATTAGTAGAGAATATGTAATGAAGGTCGCTGGAATTGGGTCTGCAAACACCTACACGGACGCTATAAAATATTTAGACAAGCAAGGTATGATAAAATACATTCCTAGCTTTAATCCATTGAAAGGAAGTGTCGTTAACCTTTACAGATTCGATAATAGTAGTGATAAAGGTAGTGATAAGGGTTCTGATAAAGGTAGTGGTAAAGGCACTGCGTCCATATCTAAACAGTTAAACTCTAAAACAGATAAACCTACAAACACAGATTTTGTTTTCCCATTCTCAGGTGCGCGGTTTTTAGAATTGTGGGCGAACGCAAGGCAGATTCCGAAATGGAAAAAGAAAACTACGAACGCTCACCAAATGACATTACAGAAATTAGGCAAGTTCTCAGAGGAAGTCGCTTGCGCTATGCTTGAAAAATCAATAGCAGGAGATTACCAAGGCGTTTTTGAATTGTCGACAGTCGAAATAAGAAACATAGAATTAACAGCAAGAATGAATCATTCAAAACCAACAGTTGATCCAAATAATCAATACTAACAATGAACGTAACGATATATCCAAACATGAAGTCACAGGACTTCCATCACATAACTTTAGAAAAGGCTCTTGACAGGATAAAATCAGGAAACTCAAAAGAGGTCGTTCAGCGCGTCCGAGAAGCAAAAACGAAGGATGATGCCGACCCGATCAAACAAACGCTTCCTTGCGTCTGTTTTAGCGGTAAATTCGGGGAAAAACACACCGACGACAGTTTGACGGAACACTCAGGGTTCATCGTACTCGATTTTGACCATCTCGAAGACCCTCAAAAACGCAAAGATGAACTTTGCAAATGGGAGTATTCTTATGCGGTTTGGTTCAGCCCAAGCGGAAAAGGAATAAAGGTTCTTGTAAAGATTGCTCAGGCGAAAGAACACAGAAGGCATTTTGCCTCTCTCAAAGAATTGTTTAAAGAAGTCGATTCCACAGGAGTTAACGTTGGTAGACTTTGTTTTGAAAGCTATGACCCTGACTTATATCTGAACAAAGAAAGTAAGGTTTGGACAAAAATTGTCAAGACAGAAGTTCTCGAAAAAGTGATAGTTACCGATGACGATTACAAGATTTTCCAAAACCTTGTTCAATGGCTTGCTAAAAACGGGAAAGCCTTTGTGTCGGGAGAACGTAACAATTTTGTGTTTGTCCTTGCTTCGGCTTGTTGCAGATTCGGACTTGCTGAACACACAGCGCAAAACATGATTTCGATGTACGCGGTTGGCGACAGTTCGTTCAGTCTAAAAGAATGCAAAGCCACGGTAGCTTCGGCTTACAGATCAAATCGAAGTCAGGCGGGTACAGCAGAATTTAGAAATGGAAACCTGATGACTAAGAACTCTACCAAAGAAGTAGAGATTGAATTGAGTCACGAGGACTTGGAAGAACTGAACAGGCAAAACATTGTGTTTGCCGAACAGGTCGAAAAGGAAGCGTTCAGCATTTACGAAAACGGATACGAGAAGGTTTATGGAATCAATATTCCCGAACTTGACGCCTACTACAAAAGGAAAGCGGGTGAACTCACTTGTCTGACAGGCTACGGTAACATGGGTAAAAGCACGTATTGGATGTGGTATTTGATGATGCGGGCAATAATCTTTGGTGAAAAAACCGCAATATTCAGTCCTGAGAGTGACCCTGCCGCTGACTTTTATTTTGACTTGACAGAGATGTTTTTCGGATGCGATTGCAGTAAGTTTAATCCAAACAGACCGAAACCTGATGCGTTTAAAAAAGGGTATGCTTGGGTTGGAGAACATTTTTTCAATGTTTCACCTTCTGAATTATCACCGACGCCCGCGATCATAAAACAAACCTTCTTGACGCTTGTCATTGGTAAAGATGTGAAAAGTGTAGTTGTTGATCCGTTCAATCAATTGACCAACGACTACTCATCTTCGGGCGGCAGATCGGACAAGTACCTTGAAACATTGCTTTCTGATTGTTCTCGATTCGCTAAACGTAACGGAGTCAACTTCGATATTATCGCGCACCCTCGGACGCCAAGGGAAAAAACGTCACAAGGCGACTATGAATGCCCTGACCAATTTTCCATCGCAGACGGTACGATGTGGAACAATAAAATGGACAACATTCTAGTGTACCACAGGCCGTTTGGGTTCTCTGTTCCTGATGCTTTGGAGTGTGAAATTCACTCAAAGAAAATTCGCCGTCAAAAAACGGTTGGAAAACGCGGGTTCGTACAAATTGAATACAGCAGACCGAAGCGAAGATTTTTGGTAAACGGGCATGATTATATGCAAGATGCAATTGAAAAAATGCACAACGGCACTCAGGCAAAAGCTAATTTTGACGAGCCTGTAAAAGCTACAATTCGACCAAACATACATTTTGCTTCACCTGAAAACCCATACGAAACCGACGAACTCGACGCAAAGAATTACTGATGAAAGACAGAGAAGCAACAGCCGAGGATATACAGGACGCTTTTAGAATAGCGGTTATACTCTCAGGGGGAGATAGAAAATCTTTTATCCTTTGGTTTAGAAGTGAATTAGATTTAATTGTAGGGCAAAGAGGGAAGGTTTTGGATCAGCCGCTTCGCGGGCATTCTCGTGATGGCAACTCATAATGCAACAACATAAAAATTAAATAAAATGATAACAACAGCTTACAAATCAGAACACACGGGAGAACTTTTTGAAACCGAAGAAGAGTATATGCTTCATTTGTCTGAATATGAAAAAGAAAAAGCAAAAAACGATAGAATAACACGACTTAAAGAGCGTCGAAAAGAAATTATTGACACCCCTAGAAATACAGCGACTTCTATTGAAGATTTTAGACTGAAAATGTTTGATGTTATTACGGAACTTAACGAGGGTAATCCTGACCAATTATTAGGGTTGTTTTTTGAAGGCTTATCTTTTGGCAACTGCTCAAACTCTCATTGCAGGCCAATAGACGGCATTCAGAATTGGGGTCATAAAGCAGGTTCGCCAACGTCATATCCGGGATGGACAGCGACTACATATATAGTATTGTCTGAGCAAAGAAACACAGGGCAAAATAGAGATAAAATTGAAACTTTGCTTAGGTATTTTCCGGGATTTAATCTAGGAAGTGGAAACGGAAGCGGTAATTCTAGTCATGGAGGAATTAATGGTTATCTACTAACGTATCAATCTACATTTTTTATTAATGATTTTCCTCTAATGAAAAAAGAATACTATAACTTTTTAAAATTCTCTGAGTTAAGAAATGAATGGGATATTGAAGTTTCAAGATTGTGCGACGCACGGCGCGAGAGCGACGGATTCTTAATATCTCGCAATGCAGACAAGGTTATTTTGCAGAATCAAATTAATGAATTAACAAGCAAGATGTATGTGGTAGATAATGAAATAAGCGCAAGAGATAAAGAGAATATGAATCAGATATTATCAGAAAACAAGTTCGTAAATAGTGTTGAATTTGAAGCTCTTTCCAAAAAATTTAAGTCGCGTTACTGAACAGGATGGGGAGGTGCGTTAGCCCTCCCGCGAAGCGGATGAAAAAAATAAAAGCACACACAATGGAACTCAAAGAACTTCGTAAATCACTTCACATCAAACAAACCCACGCTGCTCAGATATGTGGAACAAACCAAAGTGAGTATAGTAGGGTAGAATCAGGACTTCGAGGTTGGAGGCAAGAAGAGTTTTCACAGCGCATACTTGCTCAAGCAATGAGTCCTTGTATTAGAACTTACATAGAAAATCAAGGATTATGACCTACGACATAAAAAAAGAACAAGAGCTACTAAGAGAGCTTTTTATCCTCACCTCAAAAAGAAGTCTATTTCCTTCAACAATAGATAATACAAGACAATGGGAATTATTTTCTGAACTGTATTTACTAACAGGAGATGAGTTTTACAAGCTCCCTAATAATTTATGACAGCCGCTTCGCGGAACTTTCGCTAGATGGCCACTAATGACGCAACTATGAAACATGCATCGCTTTTTTCTGGAATCGGCGGCTTTGTTTATTCCTGTAAAACACATATATTTGTCGCATGGGAAATAAATACGTTTTTACAAAACTGCCACCAAAAAAAGAACTAGAAAGTCTTTATGTAAACGGGATGTCACAAACGGAATTAGGGGTGAATTACGGAGTTTCGCAAAAGGTTATTCACTCCTGGTTTAAAAAACTTGAAATCAAATCAAGAGTGGCGGCAAAAAGAAACCAGACTGGCGAAAGGAATAGTTCATGGAAAGGAAGTGATGCTACTTATGCGGCTTTTCATAAACGGGTAGAAACCGCCAGAGGCAAGCCGAATATATGTGCCGCGTGTGGAGATATGGATAAGCCTATCTATGAATGGTGTAATCTAACAGGCAAATATGATGATGTCAGCGACTACATGAGAATGTGTAGAAGTTGCCACAGAAAATATGATAAAAACAGAAAAGGATCAAGTAAGAATGTCAAACGAACCGCAAAATAATTTTTCCCGAGAACGAGGCTCCATGACCCATGCGAGTTTGTTCTCGGGAATTTGATTGGTGGCTTTGATTTAGCTGCACAATGGATGGGATGGGAAAACGTCTTTCATTGCGAATGGAATCCGTTTGGACAAAAGGTTTTAAAACATTACTGGCCTGAGGCTATTTCTTATGAAGACATCACAAAAACAGACTTCACTATTCATAGAGGAACAATCGACGTTCTCACGGGAGGATTCCCTTGTCAACCCTACTCAACAGCAGGAAAACGACTTGGCAAAGAAGATGACCGCCACCTCTGGCCGGAGATGCTTAGAGCGATTCGAGAAATTGCCCCTCGTTTCGTCGTGGGCGAAAACGTTCGCGGGTTGCTTAGTTGGAATGGAGGGTTGGTATTCGACGAAGTGCAGGCTGAATTGGAAGATTGTGGGTACGAAATCCTCCCGTTTTTACTTCCAGCTTGCTCCGTCAACGCTCCGCACAGACGAGATAGGATTTGGTTTGTTGCTTTTAAAAACTCCGGGCGCAATGGATGCGGAAATGGAAAATATGACGAGCAAATCAATATCGGGGACAAGCGGGAATCTGGCTCAAGAAGCCAAGAATGGTTTTTTAATGAAGCGATTAGAAATGATGCTACCAACACCGAAAGCAGGGGATTGGAAGGACAGTGGGGATTTACAGAAGATAAAAGATTTGAGAGGGAAGTCGGGTCAATTCGCACTAATGAGAGAATTGGCGGCTATATTGATTCCGACGCCAGCAACACGGGATTACAAAGGGGCGAACTCGATGGAGCATCTAACGAAGGATTCGGGACACGCGAATCATTTGGGGCAACTTCCGAATTACATCAAATTGAAAACTGGGAGCAGTTCCCATCTCAACCCCCGATTTGTAATGGAAATGATGGGGTTTCCGCCCGATTGGACGGAATTACCCTTTCTAAGTGGAGAAAAGAATCCATCAAAGCAGGAGGAAACGCGATAGTTCCACAAGTCGCACTACAAATATTTAAAGCAATAGAAAAATATGAAACATATATCAGAAATTCAAATCGGGGAGTTTTACAAACATCTTCCAAGCGGAGAAGTAAAAAAGTTTGAAAAAGAAGACGACATTGCTTGGGATGTAATAAATCCTGATAATTACAAAGTAGTTGATCCGCCACTGAGTTGCCGTCACGAGAATGACCGCGAAGCGGCTGATCCAAAATAGCACCAACCATGCACGACACTAAAAAAGAAAACGAACTCCTTCGGGAACTTTTCAAACTCACAGTAAAGAGAAGTCTATTTCCTTCAACAATAGATAATACAAGACAATGGGAATTATTTTCAGAGTTGTATGAATTAACAAAGAAGGAGATTTATTTGGTTAAGCCCCTTCGGGGAACTAACTCGTGATGGCTAATAACGGTTCTCGGCTTGGCGAAGTTGCCGAATACAAAACTTCATTAGTAGTACAAATGTTTAAATTAAGATAAAATGTCAATTGAAAACGAAAACGGCAATTTTGCCAAACCGATGTTATGCCCAGTTATTTTTGAGGGTCGTAAATTCTTTGGAATACGAGAATTTGACTGCCATTCAGTTGGGCTTTTTACAGAGAAAACTTTACAAGGCACATTCTTTACTGTGATACCAATTTCAAATGCGGAATTCAGAAAGAAAAGCCCAACCAAAGCAAAAGTTGAAATTGAAACCCAAGATGATTGGACTATATTCAAAATGTATAGCGATTGGGGTCAATGTCATAAAATGGAAATACACAATAGTTTGTCTAAAGAAATTGAAATTGCAAAGCAGAAAGCTGTTGAGCAGGGTCTTTTATAATTTGGCATAACGTTTTGCGGCTTTGTGTCTGTTTGCCCCTTGCACAAAGTTTCAAGTTACCACAAATGTTAATGGGGCAAATAGCACAAAACCGCTGTTATAAGCTGGCTGCGGTTAATTAAACGAAATGCCAAATCGAAGCACTAAACAAAAGAATTAAAAAAAAGAAGGGATGGAAATAAATAAAATATACAACGAAAATTGCCTTGAAACAATGGCTAAAATGCCTGATAATTTCATTGATTTAACAGTTACTTCACCGCCTTATGATAATTTGAGAGAATACAAAGGTTACTCATTTCCGTTTGAGGATATCGCCAAAGAACTTTACAGAGTTACAAAACAAGGTGGAGTAGTTGTTTGGGTAGTTGGCGATGCTACTAAAAACGGATGTGAAAGTTTAACATCATTCAAACAGGCAATTTATTTTGTGGAGCATTGCGGATTTAACTTGCACGATACAATGATTTATGCAAAACAAAATCCGATACCATTAACTCATAACCGATATGAACAACAGTTTGAATATATGTTTGTTTTTAGTAAAGGGAAACCGAAAACATTTAATGGGTTAAAAGAAAAATCAAAATACGGTGGTGAAATGGCATCACGAACAAGGTCATTTTATAAAACCAATACGGAGAATGAGCCGACACTACAAAACAAAAGAGATGTTATCAGCGATGAAAAATTGAGAAACAATATTTGGTATTACATTGTAGGTAGCACACAGACAGGCAAAATAAAGCACCCTGCAATGTTTCCTGAACAATTAGCATCAGACCAAATAATGAGTTGGAGTAATGTAAATGATTTAGTTTATGATTGCTTTATTGGAAGCGGAACAACTGCCAAAATGAGTATTTTAAACAATAGGAACTTTATAGGAAGTGAATTATCAAAAGAGTATTATGAAATTACTTTAAATCGTATTTCAGAGTGCGGTGGGCTTTTTTTTAATTCTTTTCAAACGGAATTGTCAAACGAAGCAGGAACGTAGCAGCTTGCTTATAACGGTAAACGGCTTTGCGATGGTGGGGAAATCGAAGCCGAAAAGTTGAATTTATTACTAATGTTTAATCAAGGTACAAATGTTTGTTTTAGCACTAAAGCCCCACTATCGCAAAACCGATGT